AGTCGAACGTACATGTTCATTATAGTATGTCTGAAAGAAATAACGCATACTATCGAAATAATCCATCTTATTTTCGCCTCTATCCTTCAATAATTGTGAGCCTAATTTATGATTAATATCAACCTTTGCCTTGCGTATGTCAGCTATTAAATTTTTACAACATGGGTCAATGGTAATATCATACTTGCCAAACATGACATTACATAACATTCTACTGTCAAAATGTTCAAGATTGGAACTATTTAAATGTAACTGAGCGTTCGATAAATGTAACAACGACTGTATCATTTGGTATGCTGTTTGATTGCGCCCTATATCCTCATTTTGCCCACTTCTATCGCCAGTGACATAAAATATATGATTGGGGTAAGATGTCTTAATTTGTGCGCATAATTCGTCTATTTTCAAATGACCCCCGAACTCATCAATACACCTGCACCACCCACCATTACCAGCGACATTAGGCGAACGTTGCCATACTGTACAACTCATTGGGTTAGCGTTAAAGTCAAATGATAGATATATTGGGAACGTTTCAATAACTTCTACTGGTTTAATATGCACATCTTCATCCATTGCATATATCCAGGGGTGCTCATTCATATTCACATCCCAATTACCTAGCACAAACACTTCATATTGCAAGCGAGGTAAGTTGTTGAGCGACTCCATGTAATCCTTATCCTCTGTAATATATGGGTTCTCATGTATCAATGCTGATATATACTGAAAATCAGGCGGCAAAGTGCCATTTTTAGCCCTATCGTAAAAAGTGGTTTTTACCCATCCCCAAGACGGATTGCACGTAAGCCCGATAAATGGCTTTGGTTTCTTACAGCCTATTGGCGGTATATGCGACCCGGCACGCTCAATAGCTTTGTAAAATGATAATTCCTGTAATTCGTTTGCCTCTTCTAATAGAAAGCCGTTTACCTCTAACCCTCTCCACCTGTTTAACTCCTTATCATCATCGTAATTCTCAGCAAAGAATATAATCTGTGAACCGTTGTTAAAAGTAACTGTCTGCGTGTCTTGATTGTACGACCTTACAAAGTTTGTGGGAACTAACTTATTAAATGATACAATCGTATTTCTCTTTAAATCAGGCAAGGATTTGCGCACTACTGCCCATCGGCTATACGGATATACCTTGCATAACAAAATGAACGTACCAAGCCCACAAAACGTTTTACCTCCACGAATGCCACCACCATACAACGCATATTTAGTCACGCTATCGAATGCGAACTCAATAAACTTTTGTTGTTTTGGGAACGGCTCAAATAATACAACTTTATTCTGCATTACATGTTAATTTCGGTATCACCGATTTTAAAAACTTGTGTAGTAACGGTATTGGCATTTACTTCAATCTTATCTCCGTACTCTTTCGGGGCAAGTTTAGAGAGCAACCATTTGCGTGAATCTGTCTGCAACTTAGCACGATTAACAGCAGCACTATTACCAGTCTTGCCCAAATCACCGTCTAATATATCACCGCTTTTATCGTCAGATATGCTTAAAATCTCACCAGCAAGTATAAGTAGCTGCATATTCTTCGCACGTGCGTATTGTTCAATTCTCTGTGGTGAACTCTCTTTAAAGTTCCAAAAAGTGCCAACACTTATATCATAATCTTGCATTATAACTTGAATACCTTTAGAAGTATTTGAGGTTATCTCACATATTTGGGTGAATATCTCATCATTCATTTTGCCCATAACATTGTATTTTATGCAAATATAGGTTAAATAGTATTCTGCACCAACCGAACCCCAGAGCCCCTTTGCGAACTGGTATTTTTGCGCCCCGATTTTAAATCATTTGGTGCTAAACTTACAGGTACTTTTATTTTGTCAAATTGTAATCAGTTGGTCAGACTGGCAATGAATTGACACTCACATTGCATCTGTTCTATCGCTCAGGTATCAATGCAAAAATACTAACTACTTTTCAATGTTGCAGTATTACAATAAAAAATATCTCAAAATAAATGTACTTTGTATTACATAATGGATTACCTTTACACTCTAAACACACAGATAATATGAAAATCACAAACACAGCAGACATAATTAGCATATTCCCTAATCTGCAAAAATCTGATAAGTTTAAAAATGCAATAGATGTATTTTTAAAAATAGCAAAAACACCAATTACTATAGACCATTGTTCTTTGTGGAAAGGGTATGAATGCAATGGAATTACTTATAGAACAAGAATAAATAATGGCAAAAAAGCTATTTTTATACAGAAAGTTAAAATCATCAACACTTCTGTTACTCAATCTGAAATTTCACTTAACCCATTAAAGTATAGAAGTGTTGCAGACGCTAGATGCGGTCAAATTAGTCTAAAAGGTGGGGAATATCAAGATATATTTACTTGTAGAGTTGAAAGTGTTGAAGATGTTTCATGGTCTAAAATAGCTAGTATTTTTGGTAAATTGCTAAAAGATGAAATCGAAAACATAAGCGATATTATATATGTTAGTGAATGTAGCAAGTGTAATGGGTTGGGCAAATTAGCTCACTATGCTCACATAGCAGAAGGTTTATGTTTTCAATGTATGGGTATAGGTAAATGGTTGAATATTGACAAATATAATCTACAAAAACTTAAATAAACACCACACAGGGCGCAGCATCTTACACTGCATTAAACACACAAAAATTTATATTATGAAACACCTCACAGAACAAGACCGCATATTTATCAACGATGTAGCAATACAAAATAACGTAATTATTAAGGCTGGCAAGTCCGAAAATGATTGCATAACAATTAGCCCAATAAAAAGAAAAGGGGATAGTATTTATGACGGTATGCAGATATTATATGAAGGTGGTTGTTATGAGGTATCGCAATACATGGCAGGTAAAAAAGAAAATGAGCTTCATATATACACCAATACCACATCATTAGCAAAAGCCTTAAATAGCCTATTAAAGGGCAATAAAGGTAGAAGAATAATCGGGAGGTGGTAATATGCTAACATACACCACCACACCCACGTACAAATACCACACTGCAAACGATTGGCAGGTGCGTATTTACCCACTATCTGATGGTTATAACGTTGTACTATGCAGACAATCACAAGATGGTTTATTCCACGATAAAAACCTTTGTAATCCAAACCATTGCGATACGCTTGAAGGTGCTGAACTGGTGGCGGAATTGTTGATGGGAAAATAATTTTTAAAATAGTTGTACTTTTATTTGGTTAGTAATACGCCTTGAATTATCTTTGTGATACAAAAACAAACACACAATGACGCCAGCAATCAACACCACGTTTACACTCACAGACCGCAAATCAGAATCATTCAGAATATACAATGTATGCGGCAATGTTATTTGCGCTTGCTTAGTTGGCAAAAACGGTTTAATGTTAAAGCCTAATGTTAAAACATTAAAAGCTATTGATTTAGACTTTTGGAACAAATCTATAGAAATTGGGTTTATTTCGGTAATAGCATAAATAATTCGGGGTGCAGCATCCAACCAACTGCAAAACTTTTCAAAATAAATTAGGTTAGTAATTTAAAGTGTATTACTTTTACAATCACAAACAAAAACACACAGTTATGAACACACAGACAAACACAATCGAAGTAAACAACGAAGTTTACACAGTTACATCTTGCAGAATACAAAGAGCAAGCGGATATGGTCAGTACAAAGTAGTAGTTGTTTTTAAAGACAATAATGACGAGGAATTTTCACTGTCTTATCATTCTACAGATAGCCAACTATTTGACAATGCACATGGTGAAGATAATCACGATGAAATAGTATTTGAATCTGTAAAATACAAGATTGAACGGTCAATAGAAAACTTTGAACATTTAGTTGATTAATCACCGTATCTCACACACCACCCACCGAGCCGCTCTGTTAATTCAGGCGGCTATTGTGGGCAAAACTAAAACTAAAATATATGAAAATTACAGACAATAACGGATACCTTTTTTATCATATCGAAGATGGAGAAATAATAATTGACGATATAAAAGCATTTGAACAAAAAAAAGGTACAGGAAAAAAGTTAATTAATCAACTTAAAGATATTGCCATTGAAAATAGTATGCCTATATGCCTATGTTCTTGCCCTCAAGATGACACAATTACTCAATCTGAATTAGACCAATTTTATTTGTCATTGGGATTTACAAATATTGGTGCTGACTTATTTAGCTGGGAATTTTAAACAACAATTTTTAACAATCAAAATAAAAGCATATAATATGAACAATTACAAAATAGGGCAAAAAGTAAGAGTAATTACCGCAAGTACAGGAACTGATTTAAATGTAAGCGGTTGGATAGGTGAGATTATAGAAGTACAATCTGATAACTTTATAGGTATTAGATTTGAAAATTACCCACTACTTTACTGCTTTTCTGATGACGGAAAAGCATTGAATGTAGAGATACTAGGGGCTGATGCAGATAAGCCCGTAATGTGGCGTAAAATTGACGCAAATGACCTACCGATTGATACTGTTGTAGCTATGCACATTGATGAACCTACGCAAATGTTTACAGGTACTTTAGAATTGAATAGGTATGATGATATAACTATTTATATTGGTAACGGTAAATACTTGTCAAATTTAACCCACTACATACCACTATCCGACCTTACAAGCCTACCAATAGAATAGGCTTTACCCCCCCCACGGTTTTTTGGAAAAAAAAATTACACCCCCTTAATTTTAACCACATGATACGCAAAATAATAATATTTCTAACGCTGCTGATACTTGCGGCACTAATTCAAAACTTTTAACATGCCTAGAACAATAATCAGTAAGGTAAAGGTTTTACAGTTTTACCCCGATGCGGAGTGTAAAGAAAGCACTCGTTTTGAAGGTCATTTTTATATAAAAATACCCAATTTTATAATACCATATTTGCAAACTACAGAACCCAAAGCATGGGCAAACGCTTGGCAGATAATCCGAGCTGAACAACGAAAGAAACAAGGTAACGCACCAAAAGAAATTACCACTATTAGAATAAAACCCACCGTAAAAGCTAACATAATAAAAAAACATGGTAGCGTTCAAAAGTGGGTTGATAGTATGACCACCGCAATATAGCTTTAAACCCCCCTAATCTTTCGATTACGGGGGTTTTTTATTGTAGGTAGGTGTTATCCCCACTGGTCTGCCATAGCCTTTGCAATGCCTTCAAAGGTCTTAGACCTATTTTTTTGCCTTTCTTTACCACCTTTATTGTACCAATTCCCAGCTACTTTTGTTGACTGCCTTTCTTGTAATATGTTTGTTGGTTTTAGTTTTGGTAATCCCTTCAACCATAAACAAGTAGCTTTTTTATAAGGGTGTCCATATTCATAAGGTTGTATAATTTGGTCATACTTAGGTAATCCATAAATAGTTGATGGTATTGGATTTTCTACGCAAATCATATCACAATCGGCATTCAATATAGCCATAAATAATGACTTAGCATCAATACCTTTGTTATATCTTTCAGTATTCAATACGCCTTTTGGATATAAATGAACTGCGCCAGCATTAGATAAAAATGTGCAAGGTGGGTGTCCTATAATTAAATCCCATTTTCTGCTATTTATCACTTCTAATACGTTTTTTTGTATGTGCCATTCGGGATAGCCAAACATGCTGCATGGCTGCAAATCACAGCTATACGCCTCATGTCCTTTATCCCTAAACGCTTTACATACTGTTTGGCTTTCTTCGCAGCCTATTAATACTTTCATTGTTTACATTTTTCAAAGTGGAAAATTACATCGTTTGTTACATCTGCTACCATACCGTAATCTTTACATAGGTTGTACTTGCTACTTAGGGCATTAAGTGCATAATATTGACTTTTAATTATAGAACGGTACTGCTCAATACTTTTACTCCCTTTACGCCTTTTACACCTCATACAGCTAGGGTATATGCTATCGGGTGTGGGGTCTAGTTTTAATGTGGCTAGGGTTAGGTTGTTACCGCAATATGCACATTTGCAGTTGTACTTGTTTAGCACTATAAGCCGTTCCGATTGTGGTATTCTGATTTGTGTTTTCATGTGTTTATTTTAAAATGGGATATCTGATACTTTTTTATTTATACCTGCATGTGGGTTATCGGGAATTTGCTTCATAAATGGGTCAGGCTCTCCGATTGCCTCATATTTGCGCCTATCAATGTTATACTTAAATTCTGCCATGCCTATTTTACCCAACCAACTATAACGCACTTTTTGAACATATATTTGTACGGTTTCGGTATCTCTGTACACTACTATTCCGTTATCTGCTTTGTTGTAGAAATGCGCACTACCTGAGATACTGTAAAGGTTTGGAACTTCATATTTACCATTAACCTTTGGCATCTTTGTAGGGTGTGCAATTAGGAATAAATGTACATTGTATCTTATGCAAAACGCTTTAATTTTGGTAAGTGCATCGCTTACATATTTTGTTTCGCTTTGTCCGTTTTGTGCCTTGTATTCGATGTAGTTCCAAGGGTCAATTAATACCCCTTTAATTCCACGCCTTAACACCAATTCAGCGCACTTTTCAAGTATCCCATCAAGCGTAACATCTATGGTGTTTATGTTAATAAAGTTAAATCTATCAGATACAAAGTTAATAGCATCTTCATACTCTGTTACATCTATCCTATCAGTTTCTTTATACCTTTTAGAAAAAGCCTTCCCAGCGTGTTTTTCCATTAGCTTAGTAACGTGTAGACTTGCAGGTTGATTTTCAAAACTACATACCGCAAATCTCCAATCATGTACCCTAGCAAGTTCAGTAATTATGTAGTCTGTAAACTCGCTTTTCCCTGCTCCGGGCGTTCCTGTAATCACTGTAAATTGCCCTAACATAAACTGTAGCAAGTTATCAAAGTTGGGAATACCACATTTAAAGCCATTTGGATAGCCGTTCACATAAAAGCTATGCACATCTTTATAAATATCATCTACATTTACTATACCTTCTATTGGAAATTCTGTAGCTGATGTAATCGCATTTAGTACCGCATCTGAATCATGTTTAACAAGTATCTCATTAGCATCTTTGCAGCCTTTGTAGTCCGTTACCATATAGCAACGGTCATACCCTAACCGTCTACCTAATTCATCACGTAACCGCCTACCTGCATCATCATTATCGGTAAAAATAACAATCTGCTTTATGTGTTCAAATTCTTTGTAGCAGTTATCTAAGTATTCCAACTTCATAGCCCCTGTAACATTTGCACCGTTTGGTACGGAAACAATGCCATTCTTAAACCCCGATTGCGCCACACTTAATGCATCAATTTCACCTTCAACAATTACCGCATACTTTGCATTTTTAAGGCTATCAAGGTTGTAAAAAATTAACTCCGCATCTTTCTCAAGTTTGAAATCCTTATCCTTTGCCCGGTACTTTACATTTATCAATTCGCCATCCCGAAAATAGTTAAAGCATATCGCCTCAACTTCTGATTTTGTTTTTGGCATCCACTCTAATTTTGTGCATACCTTAAAATCAGCCAAAATTTGCCCCGATATTTTCCGAGAGGTAAAGTAGGTAAGGGCAAGGGGTGAAAGGTCAAATTTAGGCTGCTGTGGGCGTTTATACACACGTTTTGGCTGTGGTTTATCTTCCTCGATTGGGATATTGTACCTTTTTGCCAAAATTTCTAGTGCTTCGGGGTAAGTTTTGTTTTCGTGCTTCATAACGAACTCGATAGCATCGCCACTTGTACCACATCCAAAACATTTGTAAATTCCTTTTACTGGGTGAACTTTGAATGAAGGGCTTTTTTCGTTGTGGAAAGGACAGCACGCCTCATAGTCTGTACCGCTTTTTTTAAGTTTCACATAATCCCCTACCACCTCTACTACGTTTGCAGCCTGTTTTATCGCCTCTATTGTGTATGTTGAAATCATTTGTTATTACGGTTGTGCCAGTTCTTAATGGTCAAGTATGCGGATATGTTTTTTTTGTGCAAATCCTTATAATTTTCCATTGCCTGTACTTGTTGAAAAATAGCATCTTTGCCTATTTCGTTGTAAAGTTTATCGTATTCGTCTGCTGTTATTGGCTTTTCCATAGCCATTACTCTAGGTGCATTGCCTTTCGTGTACGCCCAATCAAAAAAGCGTTTATAATTTTCAGATGCGTCAGCATCGGCAATAATATCTTTCTTTTCTTTTCCTTTTATTTCCTTTCCTTTAATAGCATTGCCTTTGCTTTGCTTTGGCAATGCGTTCGCATTACCCCAACGTAAATTTGCTGATTCTCTTGCTTTTATAGATTTACTATTTCTTTCATCTAAACGTCTTTGCGCTGATTCAGAACTAATAATACCATCCTCTATTTTGAATAGCCCAAAATCATTAATTACGCTTGTAACAAGTTCGCAATCCGCTCGCAAGTCAATGGCAATGCACTCGTAATCCAATGGCAATGCGTTCGCATTTTTATACAACTCCTCGACTATCGCCCAAAACAAACCGTACCCCTGATAGTTGTGTTTAATTATAAGTTTTTTAATCTTATAATCAACTCTTGTATTGTAATCGTGGCTAAACCATTCTTTATTCATGGCTATTATCTTTAGTAGGGTTAATGAAATTGAATGAGAATTTATTACCCCATTCGTTACAGTGTATGTCAAAGTCAACATCATAGTATTGCCCGACATCTAAAGCAGCACACATTTTTGCAGGTATTGGTAAATGAAACTTATCACGCTTTATGCAGAATGTGCAAAGAAATGAACCGTAAAGGTGTGGCTCAATGTCAATTAGTAAGGCTTTGTGAACCGTCATAAAAATAAAAATGCCCAAAGGGATTGCTAGGTGGAATAGGGTAGGCAACTTTATGCAAACCCGACTAGCAGCCCCTTTGGGCTAAAATGTCGTTAATTATTCAGCATTCCACCTCTGAATATTGTAC